CTCCTCTTTTCGCACTTGGGCTCACACGGTGAGCTGCCAATTGTACGATGGCATGATGCGTCAATGCAAGCATGGCCCATGACGAGTACGCTCCCATTGGTTGTCCCACTTCGTAAACGACCTCACTGAAACCTAGGTTCCAGGATTTAGCTTCTTTCGGAAGCTTATAAGGTCGACCTACAAGGAGGTTCTTCCAATGACGCGCAAACGCCGTGGTCCCTACTGCTTCCAATATCATCTCTTGAAGTACGACAGGCAATCTGTCTGTTGCCGCCGATAAATCGTAAGATGCCACGAAGCACTTACTAGGATCGTTCATTCTCTTAATCAACCGCTCAATTGGAGCAGTCTGATTGAAGGTTCCGTCCGTCCTTATGGCTCCGAGTCTTGTAAAGATCCACTTATGCAGTGGATGCAGTAGCGCTTGCGTGAGTGCATCTACCATAGCGAACACTCTAATCTTACCGGGTTCAAATTTGAAACCGAGGCGTCCGAGGGCCATTACTGGCCCCCAGGTGCTTTCAAGAGGATTAATTTGTTTGGTTACGATCCGCACAGTCGACTCCGGTTCCCAAGGGCCATGATGGCACCGTTGGGGATCCTTGACAAAAGGATTCCGGGTAAGGGGATTAAGCCTTACACACTGCGCATGCCGCTCCCGCACTCCTACAACCATCTCTTTCACCTTGTTAATAAAGGGCTTTAGGCCCCATACTAACTCTAATCCGTCAACTTCCTGAAGGTACCTAGAGAAGGATCTCTGGAGACCCTCAGGAGCGAGAGCCCAGTTTACGATATCTAAAGGTAGAGCAGCGACGCTGCTCAAGCCTCCCGAATTCGGACTGGACTTTCTAATCAACGGAATCCGATTAGGTGTCATCTCAAATTTTAGTCGGGCCTTTACCGGCAGCTTGGTTTCTTCCCCAAGCTTAAGGAGAAAGGTAGGTAACCATCTAGCCCACAGCTCTAACACGCCGTTACTTGACAAGTCAAGTCCTGGCTTTGTTATTGTTGAGAGTTTTAACTTTCCGCGGAAGTCCAATACTCGGTATAACCCGAATAAGGACAACCACAGTCGGATAACGGTTACATCGCCTAATTGAATTAAGCGACGGTCCCTGCGATCAATGATCCGCGGGAATCCCTGACGAGATCGAGCTACGTTCATCCCAATCGCAAACGGCGCAGTGCCCTTCATTCCTCCAATGGACTGCTGAAGCAGTACAGAGCAGGTCTTCAGGTACATTGCAAGTCCCTTTTGCCCTTGGTTACGATACATCGACGTCACTCTCCGGGCGAACCCAAACACGATTTTCACTCGCTGCACCGACAGTTGCCCAACCACTAGAACCACCATTCTAAGGAACAGTGGAGCTAGTGTGTTTCCGCGTTTTACAGCGGAAGACCAATCTAGGGAGTGCGACACTAAGCTCTTATAAAGAGTTTTAATGTTTTGCATAGTATTTAATAGTAATATTATCTACAAGCGGGAGCCCCCGCTTCCCCAAACCTTCGTTTTCCTCTGAGACTTCGGCTAAAGTCGAGGTTCCTGGGAACCCGAGGACGCAGGTCGGCTTGTCAGCCAGTCGATGTGACACTCCTTGTTCCGGTTGTTACCCCGGTCAGAGGCACGGACGACAGTACCGATCACTGTGATCGATGTCAAGCATTCGGAAGCCCCTCAAGGCAACCGTACAGCTGGCTTAAGATTCACCATTTGAGCGCTTTGCTTCACGCACTGCGGGTTGTCCTGAATTTTCTTTCAGGTTTCCCCCCAAAGACTCACGTAGTCTTGAGAGAGAAACCATCTAGTCTGCCCGCTAAGCGAGCAACTTCCGTATGGGCTCTTTCACCTACACAGGTCGTTGGCATCTTCGATCTTCCTTTCCGCTTCAACGAGACCGTCGTCTCTTAGCTCTAGGAATAACCCCCGAGAGACGGATACACACAAGGTGGTCCGTCCCGAGATACGCCGCTTTCGCGACTATCCCGTTCTAGGGTTTCAGGTTGGCCCTGGACCGCTCAGGTCAGGATGCCGACAGGGGACCCTCGTAAGGAAATCGCATAGTGCTTAGGACACTACACTCACCACAGACCGGCTAAGGTCTATGGCTC